TTGCTTTGATTACTTGGTTAGCTGGTACAGGTAGTTTTAAATGAAACGTCTTTTTATAATCCTTGCTATAACTTGCGGAGTTGTTAATGCACAAGACACAACTATTAACTACAAAGGGCAGCCTCCACCGTCTGCAATTGCACCTTCTATGTCAGCTTTTTCCCAAGATGTGTGCGGCATCCCCGTTTCCGGAGCTTACAGCTCTTCTGTATTTGGTATTGCGACCGGTGTAGTTGTTACTGACAATAACTGCGAACGAATTAAATTAGCCAAGACTTTAAACGACCTTGGTTTAAAAGTAGCTGCTGTAGCTGTTTTATGCGAAGATAAACGCGTATGGTCGGCTATGGAGATGTCAGGTTCGCCTTGTCCGATTGGTGGCATGATAGGTGATGCAGCTAGAGATGCATGGATTAAACAAGACCCGAACAGATTCGAGAAGCTATATGGTAAAGTACCGACACTATCTAATACTGAGCCTGCTCTTGTTGAGCTGTCTTTTACCGATAAGGAATAGTTATGCGCAATATAATGCGTGCTATTGCACGACTCCTTGGTATTCAAACCAAACCTTCGGAAGTGCCTGTACTGCAAACGCAGACTGTTGGGCCTGTGCGCCTGGAGCGTACAACACAAGCTGGCAATCAGCCTTCTGTTCAGGATATCAACCCCCTCCCCCAGTCGTCACCTGCACAACCACGTTCACAGAAAAAACCGAAGCCTGCCAAGCAAACCACTCAGGCAGCAAAAGATACAAGCAAGAAACAAAAACCTGTAGCAACGGCCAAGTCACGCAAACAGCCTGGCTCCTCTACTCCGACTCCTGCGTCCAAAACCCGCCAACATGCCAAACAAACAGTCAAACCCAAACGCTAAGTTGTCAGGTGGGGTACACGGGGTCGATAACTCAGACACAAACATCGACATGTCCGGACCCTTATGGGAGTCCCGTATGGTCAGCTTGGGTGACTACATCCAATACATGCGTGAAATCTCTCAGCAATCCTACCAATCCTACATCGCCAGTGAGTCCGGTGAACCCAGCAAGTCCGGTGAACCAGACTGCGACGGTAGTAACCACGCCAAGTGTGACACCTGGTGTGCCAGCAGCAAATGCGTCCATGGATGTAACAGGGAGTGCAACTGCAATGGAGAGTTCACCTGCATCGACGACGAGCGACTCCCCCCAAGCATCGACGGAAACAAGCAGTGCCCAGAGTCAGGAAAAGTCTGTAACGAAAGAGTCTGCTCCGGCAAGTGCCTCGGGGACAAGTACGACACCGAAGGTATCCCAACCCCCAAAGCCGGGAGTCAAAGGAAGCCTGAATATAGGTGGACTGGGCCGGGCGTTATCGTTGGAGCTGTTTGTGAAGCCTGGGCTAACGCAGCCAAACGTGTTTCCGGAAGTTTCAATAAACCAGTCAGTTCCAGCAGCAGTAAGACACCATCATGATTTTCTTATGGAGCTACTAAACCAGCCCTTATCTGACCAGTCTGATAAGTTAAAACGAATAGCAAGAGATACCGTGGAGTACGAACAATGAGTGATTTAGAAAAGATTGAAGCAGCTACTGGAAAAATCCAGGGTGTATTAGACTGGGCTAAACAAAACACAATGCTGGCTGGCATTTTGATTACCATCATTCCCGCAGTTGCTTCGGGTGGTTACATGGTTATTACCAAAGCTAACGAGATTATTGCTATGTATGAAGAATTTGGTGATGTATCTGCTGATGCATCTACTGCAAAGCGTAAGGTATTAGCCCTCGAAGAAAAGGTAGCTGAGCAGCGTGAAGTTATTGCCAAACTACAAGATAGAACCAGTGATGCCACAATTAATGCTCGCGAAGCTAAGGTGGTATCTGAGTCAGTTCAGAAAGAATTGCGTGCGGGTTTAGCCGCCCAAAAGGTAGAACTTGAAGTTACTTCAGGTGCTTTGCGTTCTGAGATGAATACGCTAAAACGAGTTACAACAAATCGACTAGGAAACTAACATGCTATCTTTAATTTCAACACTAGGCGGCTTGTTAATCTCAGGATTGCCAAGCGTATTGGGCTTCTTCCAAGATAAGTCTGATAAGGCACATGAGCTAGAACTAGCTAGGATGCAGACTGAGCGTGAAATCCAGATGATGGAGAAAGGCTTTGCAGCACAAGCCAGAGTAGAAGAGATTCGTACCGACCAAGTTATGATGCAGACTGATGCAGATATGACTAAGGCGGCTTATGAGCATGATGCTAAGGTTCTTGAAAGAGCAGCTGGCTGGGTATCTTCGTTTGTAGGTACAGTGCGCCCAATGGTGACTTACTTGTTCGTAGCTGAGTTGTTTGTAATTAACGTCGGTATTGGCATCTACGTGTTTAATCATCCAGGCATCATTACTAACATTGACGACTTAATCAAGATTGCAAATGAAATTTTCAGTGACGACGAGATGGCTATGTTAGGTGGCATTATTGGCTTCTGGTTTGGCTCTAGAGGCTGGGCAAGAAAGTGAAAGTAAGCGAAAAGCTTATTGAAATGATTAAGCATGACGAGGGGGTGAAGACCTCACCGTATCAGTGCCCTGCATTACTTTGGACCGTTGGAGTTGGACATGTTATTGACCCTGCACATGCTAGAGTTCCACTGGATAATAGAAAACAACTACCTATTCCTGAAGGTTGGAATAGGGTTCTAAGCATGGATGAGGTTAATAGTATCCTTAAACAAGACTTAGCACGATTTGAAGCCGGTGTTCATCGCTTATGTCCAGGTGAAATGACCCAAGGGCAGTTTGATGCATTAGTTAGTTTTAGCTTCAACGCAGGTCTTGGTAACTTGCAAAACAGCACATTACGCATGAAGCATAATCGTAAAGAATTTGAGGCCGCTGCAGATGAGTTCTTGAAATGGAACAAAGCTGGTGGTAAAGTGCTAAAGGGCTTGGACAAACGCAGAAAAGGCGAACGAGCCCTTTATCTTAGTTAAACCACAAAGGAGTAACACATGGCTTATACAAAACAAGACTTAGTCGACAAACTTAAAGCATCAAAAGTTGGTGGAAATTATATCGCCGGCGAGCGTGCAAATGCTGTGTTTGTTGGTAAAATTAACGAAGAAGGTGTTTTCTTTATTACCCCTGAGGGTGAAGCAATGTTAAAAGCATTAGAAGAAGCTCCTATTGAAGAGGTTGAGCCAACCCCTGCTAAAATTAAAGCTACCCGTAAAAAGGCGGTTGAAGTAGTTGCAGAGGATGATATTGCAGCAGCAATCGCACAAGCTGAGTAATTAAAAAGGGTAGGTTATGCCAGTTCTTAAAATTGATAACTTTTCAGGTACAGTACCTAGAACTGGTCCTACCCAGCTTGAGGGCAATCAAGCCCAAACAGCAAGTAACGTAAAACTACAATCCCGTGAACTTCGTTCATGGAGAAAACCAACGGTTGTTGATGCTCCAGTAACACCAGGTGTACAGACTATTTATAAGCTTGAAGGTCCTGGTGGTGCATCAGAGTGGTTAACATGGGCTTCGGATGTTGATGTTGTTCCAGGTCCTGTATCTGATATTTCTGATTACCGTGTTTATTACACAGGCGATGGAGCACCTAAAAAGACTAATTGGAATCTAGCTACAACAGGCGGAACAGGTACAGACCCCTTCCCAGATTCTTGGTTATATATGGGTGTTCCAAACCCAACAACAGCTCCAACACTAACAGCGTCTAGTGCAACCGCTCCAACGGAAAACAGAGCTTATGTTTATACATATGTTTCTACTTTTGGTGCAGTGCAAGAAGAGTCTGGTCCTAGTCCAGCAGGCTCTGTAACAGTTGCTGTTACAGGCTCGGTTACAGTTAATGGTTTTACAGCAGCCCCAACAACTGGGTATAACATTACAGCTCGTAGAATCTACAGAACAATTGTTGGTGCTACATCAGTAATTTATAGTTTTGTGGCAGAAATACCAGTAGCTACAACTAGTTACGTAGATTCAAAATCAGTTACACAGTTGGGTGAACAGTTATCCACGCTTGAGTTTGAACCACCACCTAGTAATTTAAAAGGTTTAGTAGCTATGCCTAACGGCATTTTGGCTGGGTTTAAGGATAACGAAGTTTGGTTCTGTGAACCATATTTACCCCATGCATGGCCGGCTAGTTATTCACTGTCTGTGGAATACCCCATTGTTGGTTTAGGTGTGTATGACACCACAGTGGTTGTTATGACTACTAAGTATCCGTATCTAATTACTGGTACTACTCCCGCTGCCATGACACAGTCTAAACTACCAATTCCACAGCCATGCGCATCAAAGCGTTCAATTGCTTCTGACCAGTATGGTGTGCTGTACGCATCTCCTAACGGCTTGGTATCTATCGGTTCTGGTACACAGGACATTATTACTACTCCGCTATATACCCGTGATGAGTGGCAAGAACTTACACCAACTAGTATGTTGGGTGTTATTTACAACAATTTGTATATGTGTTTCCACAACACATCCACTGGTATTGAA